CGCGACGAGGCGAACGCGTTGCAGTATCGCGTGCACAACGGCACGGCAGAGGACACGATCCTCCGCCAGATGGACATGTTTCACGTGCGCGGGTTCGGTGACGGGCCGCTCGGCCTCAACGTCATGGAGTACGCAGCGCAATCCATCGGATGGGCGCGTGCCGTGCAGATATTCGGCGCGACATTCTTCGGCAGTGGCACGAACCTCAGCGGTGTCGTGACCATGAAGAAATCCCTGACGCAAGCTGGCCTCGACGTGTTGCGCGAGAACTTCGAGGGTCTGTACAAGGGAGCGGGCAAGGGAAACAAGACCGCGTTTCTCGATGCGGAAATGGACTTCAAACCGATTGGCGTCGATCCGAACAAGGCTCAGTTCATCGAGACAAATCAGTTCCAGATCGAGGAGTGCTGCCGCTGGTTCGGCGTGCCGCCGCACAAGGTCATGCATCTGCTCCGCGCCACCTTCAGCAACATTGAGCATCAGTCAATCGAGGTCGTGACCGACAGCATTACGCCGTGGGTCAAGCGGTTCGAGGAGGAGGCAGACTACAAGCTGTTCGGTGAGAACAACCGACAGGGCTTCTACACGAAGATGGCGTTGCAAGCTCTGCTTCGCGGCGACAGCATCACTCGTGCCAGCTACTACAAAACGATGCGCGAGATTGGCGTGTTCACCGTCAACGAGATCCTTGCGCTTGAGGACATGAACACGATCAGCGAGGACGATGGCGGCGACAAGCGGGTGATGCAGTCACAGTTCACAACGCTGGAGCAAATTGGCGAGCAGCCGATCACGCCGCCGTCCTTCCCGAGCGAGGCGTCTCCATCGAGCGGCGGGCAACAGGAAGCCGATCAGGCCGACCAGCCGATGGACGGCGACACGCCCAACACCGGAGAGGGGATCGACAACGCGAGCCTTGTGCAGTTGAACGCTCTGGCGTTGAAGGTAGAGGCATGACGAAACCTTTCCCCATCATGGCGCGGGCAACTGGCAACGGCGGGAGCAATCCGTGGCAACTCGTGACGCGGCTGTTCAAGGCGATGGACCGCAGGCTGGACGCGTTGGCCGGACAGCTTGCCGAGGTTGAGGCAGAGCCGGGTCCGGCTGGCCCCGTAGGGCCGCAAGGCGTGCCCGGTGAGGCCGGGAAGCCGGGTGAGCCGGGTCGGGATGGCCGGGATGGTTCGTGGCCTGTAGAGGCCCACGTGGCGGGCGACGGGAAGCTCGTCCTTGGCTTGTCCGATGGGCGCAAGCTCCCGGTCGGCAACGTGGTCGGGCCGCAAGGCGTGCGCGGGCAGATCGGTCCCGAGGGGAAGCGCGGTGCGCAGGGTCCACGCGGAGAGGAGGGCGCACGCGGCGACAAGGGAAAGGTCGGACCACGCGGAGCGCGGGGACAGTCCGGACCAACCGGGTCGCCCGGTGAGATCGGACCACGCGGCGAGCGCGGAGAACGCGGCGAGCAGGGTCCGGCAATCAAGGTTTCATTCAGCGAACCTATCGAGGCGCACTTGACTATGATGGACCTTGAGCGCCTATATCTTCGCGAGGTCACTATAGGTGGTGAGACGTTCACGATCTTGGCGCTCAACTGAGCGGGGGCACTATGGGAAGCGTGGCGAAGCTGAAGGCACCGGGCTACTCGGTTGCCATGCGCGGCGACACGGCGACCATCTACCTCTACGGCCAGATCGGTGCGAGCTTCTTCGGTGACGGCATAACGGCGAAGCAATTCGCTGATGACCTCGGCAAACTCAAGTCAGCCAAAACCATCGACGTGCGGATTAACTCCGAAGGCGGAGACGTGTTCGAGGCGAAGACCATCTATTCGCTTCTCAACGAGCACAAGGCACGGGTGAACATGCACATCGATGGGCTGGCAGCATCGAGCGCCAGCTTCATTGCGATGGCGGGCGACAGCATTGCCATATCCGAGGGCGGCTTCATGATGATACACAACGCATGGACAATCTCGGCTGGCAACGCCGCCGACTTGCGGGCGACCGCGAACCTTCTCGACAACGTGGACGCCTCCATCGTCGCCGTGTACTCGGCCCGCACCGGACTGTCAGCGCCAGAACTAGAGAACATGATGGCGGCGGAGACGTGGCTCAACAGCGAGGACGCGATCAAGCACGGCTTCGCCACTGAGGTCATCCAGAACCAGCGTGTCGCCGCATCCGTGCGCGACCCATCGCGGTTCAAGCATCTTCCGAAATCGCTACTGCCGAAGCGTGCCGCCGTCGCGGCTCTACTTGAGAACTTCCGCACAAACAACTGAGAGGACATTCCAATGCTGAAAGCCAAGACGGCAGAAGCGACCGCCCCGGTCTTCATGGCGGTCAGCATCGAGAGCCTTCGCACGAAAGTGCAGGCGGTCATTGCTGAGATCGAGACGATCAATGCCAAGGCCGACGAGGAGGAGCGTGACCTGACCGATGACGAGATGGGTGTCATCGAGGCCCGCTCTGAGGAAATCGAAAACCTCAACCGACAGATCGCGGCACGGCAGAAGGCCGCAGACGCGACAGCCGCCGTGAACAATGGCGTGGGCAGGCGGACGGCACCGGAGCCGCGCAACGCGGACGCCCCGGCCCGCATCTATCCTTCGCCCCGCGACCCCAAGGGCGGCTTCAAGAACTTCGGGGACTTCGCCATGCAAGTGCGGAGAGCCACCATCGGGGACCAAGAGGTCATGACGCGTTTGCAGAACGCATCATCCACGTGGTCCGGCGAGAACGTGGGAGCGGACGGCGGCTTCGCCGTGCCGCCTGAGTTCCGCACCGAGATTGCTATCAAGATCATGGGGCCGGACAGCCTCCTGTCCATGACCGACAAGCTGGTCACGTCCTCGAACTCGATCACCATCCCCAAGGACGAGAACGCTCCGTGGGATCAGGCCGCAGGCATCCGGGCCTATTGGGAGAACGAGGGCCAAACCATTCCCCCGTCCAAGATCGCGCTCGACCAGTCAACCATCCGGCTTAACAAGCTGACCGCACTCGTGCCCGTCAGCGACGAATTGCTGGAGGACGCGGCTGGCATCGACAGCTATCTCCGGACCAAGGCTCCGCAGAAGATGATTGCCAAGCTCAACACGGCGATCATCAACGGCACGGGCGTCGGTCAACCCGCAGGCATCGTCGGTGCGGCCTCTGCCGTCACGGTCGCCGCCAAGTCGGGGCAGGGAGCGAACACGGTCATCTTCCCGAACATCATCGACATGTGGACCTCGCTCTATGCGCAGTGGCGTCGGAACGCCGTGTGGCTCATCAATCAGGACGTTGAAGCGCAACTGAACCTGATGGTGTGGCAGACTGCCGGGACCATTCCCGCAGGCACGTCTCCGATCCCGGTCTTCCTGCCGGGGAATACCATCGCGGGCAACGGATACGACACCCTCAAGGGTCGCCCGGTCATCCCGTGCGAAGCCTGTCCTGCACTCGGGTCGGCTGGCGATATCATCCTCGTCGATCTCAATCAGTACATGACCGCGACGAAGGGTCAGGACATCAAGACGGACGTGAGCATCCATCTGTATTTCGACCAAGACCTGACCGCGTATCGGTTTATCTTCCGTGTCGCTGGTCAGCCGTGGTGGACCGCTCCGATCACGCCGCAGAACTCCGCGAAGGCGCGGACGTGGGCCGTCATGCTGAACGCCAACCGGACCTAGTAGGATAGGACCGGACCGGACCGAACTCGGGCAACGCCAAACAAGAGAGGACTGAGCTATGCACGTGAATATGAAACCGAGTGAAGGGATTGGCGTCCTCACGGCGATCAATCCCGCAGTGTTTTTGGCGGGCGCTCCGCCCGCTACCGTGTGGGTCAAGGCGTCGGACTATCATATGTTCGCCGCGCTCCTCACGTCAGGGACGATCACGGCATCGACCGCCGTGGCAGTGAAACTCCAGCAAGCCAACACGTCAGGCGGCGGCGCTGCGAAGGATATCCCCGGCAAGACGATCACGAACTTGGGGCCAGCCGACAGCAACAAACAGGTCATCATCAACCTTCGGCCTGAGGAGTTGGACGT